ATTGACTAATAGTTATATCTTTAGTTATACTATCAATAGTTGCTCTAAATACAGAACTACGGGAACTAGTAGAAGTATTATTACCATAACTAACAGTAGAACCACTTAAAGAAGCAGTACCATTAACTTTACTTAATGTAGGAGCGCCACTAGCATTTTCAGTATAAGTTGTTCCTGTACCATTCCATTGCCAAGTACGACTTCTAGTAGCAGAAGTAGATAATGTAGCATTTCCACCAGCAGCAGCAATAGTTGTTACATTAGCACTTAAACTAATAGACCATGCTCCCCAACTACTATAAGTTTTAGCACCAGCATTTTGAGTTACAGTAGTATCTTTAGTTACAGAATCCATTGTAGCTCTAATAACTGTACTTCTAGCACTTGTAGAAGTATTATTATCATAAGTTACTTTATTACTAGCGAAAGAACCAGCACCACTAACTTTACTAAGAGTAGGAGTTCCAGTTCCTGTTTCAGTTCCACCACTTCCACTAACTCCGTTCCATGTCCAAGTTCTTGTTCTACTTGCAGAAGTAGTTATATTTGAACTACCTCCACTAGCAGCAACATTTCCACTATTAGAAATATTAACTGTCCATGCAGACCAAGCACTATATTGTTTAGCACCAGCAGATTGACTAATAGTTATATCTTTAGTAGTTGAATCAATAGTAGCACGAATAACAGTTGATTTACCACTTGTACTAGTATTATTATCATAAGTAACTTTAGGACTAGTCCAATTACCTGTACCACTAACTTTACTTAATGTAGGACTTCCATTTCCAGTTTCTGTACCACCAGAACCGGCAACACCATTCCATGTATAACTTCTAGTTCTACTAGCACTAGTTGATATAGTAGCTGTTCCACCTGTTGCACCAATACTAGTTTTATCAGCACTAATATTAACAGTCCAAGCAGACCAATTACCATAAACTTTAGCACCAGCAGATTGTGTTATAGTAATAGACTTAGAAACACTATTGCTAGTAGCAGTAATAGTTATACTACGACTATTTGTTGTAGTATTGTTACTAGCAGTAACAGTTTTACCACTTAAAGTAAATCCACCAGCACTACCACTAAGTGTTGGCGTAGCAGTTTCTGTATCAGTATGTGTAGTACCAACTCCGTTCCAAGTCCAAGTACGAGAACGACTAGCATTAGTAGTTATCGTAGATGAACCACCACTTGCAGCTATCGTTTGCGTGCTTGCCGAAATAGAAACAGCCCAAGCAGACCACGCTGAATACACTTTTGAGCCTGCCTGTTGTGTTATCGTAACCGTTTTGGACAATCCTACATAACTAGCTGTAAGTGTCGCTGAACGGGCTGAAACGCTCTCGTTTGATGTAAATTTTATTTGATTTCCACTAAGACTAGCACTACCACTAATACTAAGAGTAGGAGTAGCAGTTTCACTATAAATAGTACCAGTGTTATTCCATTTATAAGTTCTACGAGCAATATTAGCTGTAACTGTTCTAGTGCCGCCTTTAGCTTCAACACTAGTTCCATCAGTTTGTAAATCTAGTACCCAATCAGTATAAACTTTAGCGCCAGCAGCTTGATTTAAAGCAGCACTAACTTCTTTAGTTTGTTTATTTTCTAAAGTAAATATAACAGTTAAAGTTCCACTTTTAGCATTAGTAGATTCATTATTAGGTATAGTTAATACATTATTACTTATACTACCTAAAGTAGTAGAACTAGTAAAGCTAGCAGTAAGACTAACAACAGTTTCAATCCAAGTTCCAGCATAAGTAGAACCCTTGGTTATACTCCCCGTGGAGGATGCATAATCAGTTCTCTTATATCCACTTTTAACAGAACTAGTAGAAAGTTTTAAATCATAACTTCCACCAGTATTAGCTATACTACTATCAACTACTGTTAATATACTAGTATCATATATACTAGCTTTACTACCTTTAAATGTAACAGTATAACTATCTTTAGCTTCTGTATCATCAATTAATACAACTAATTTACCATTAGTTATAACTCCTTTTTCTATTCCATCAAATAAAACTTTAACTCCATCAGTAGGAAAAGTAACAGTATAAGATATAAATCTTTGTTCCCATTCTAATTCTACATTATGAGTTATAGGTAAATAACCACTGTTACCACTAATAGTTTGAGATTTATAATGTTCAGCAGTAATATTAGCAGTATAATCAGTCTTAACAGGAATAGTAAATACAAATTTAGTATTATTTTCACTTATAACAGGAGTATAACCATTAATAGTAACAGTTCCGGAAACATTTAATTTAAACGTAATAGTAGTTTCAGTATTCTCTGGATAAACAAGTTTAGAACCTTGATATATTTCAAATACATCTATACTACCAAGTTTAATATCATGTATTCCAATATCTCCTTGATATATAGCCATAACTTAAGCATCTGATTTAACTATATAAGTAGTATTGTTATCTTTTTGAGCAATAGCTGCATATTGAGTAGCAGTACCAACCCATATTTTAGGATTAACTATTGGTTCAATAGTAAGATTAGATAATCTATAAAGAGTTTGGTCAACTATTTGAATAGTATTATAAACATAAGAACAATCTTCGGATAAAGCAACATGATGAATTGCATTACTATTACTCCATTGAATAATTATAATGTTATCTGTATATCTAACATTAAATGTACCATATTTACCATTATGAAATACAGAATTAGGTTTACTAATGGCTGTAACAAATCCAGCAAAATTAGTAAAAATAGAATTAATAGCAGCTAATACTTCTTCTTTACTACCACTATTTGTTAATAATATAGTAATATTTCCAATATCATAAGATTTAATAATTGAATTACTATTTATAGCTACAAAAGTATTAATACTTTTAGTTTCTTCACCACCAACTCTAGCTATACCTTTATCCCAACTTAAATCAATTTTATTAATTCCACCATTAGAAAAATAAGTAATTGTAGCACTAATGTCGTTCCTACCTACAACAATTCTATCAAAATTAACTCTACTATTATTGTTATCAATAGCAATAATACTTCCACCTTTTAATAGTATTTCTTTTACTTCATCAAAAGTTTTATCACAAGTAAATTCTTTTTGTCCATTAGTATATATTCCAGTAGGAACAGTAATAACTACACCATAAACAGGAATAAATCCTTCAGGAGTATCTTTTCTTTCATATAATTGTTGATTAATATCTTGCATAACCTTATAAACTTTAAATGGTGGCACTTATTCAGTACCACCATGATTAATATTAAGTTATTTTCTTTTTAATAACAAGTTCATAACCAGCAGGAATTAAAGCTTTAATAGCATCAGCAATAGCTTTATCAACTTCCGCTTTAGTATAAGTATTTTCTACTGTTGGTACATTATCAAACTTATTATTAATTTCTTCTTTAGTATAAACATTATTACTAAGTTTAGTAATTCGATTAGGTAAAGTTTCATCAAGTTTAACTTTATCAGCAGATGACATACTACCATTAGCAGTTTTACTAGCATTATTTAAAACAAGACTAAAAGGAGTTTTATCAATATATAAATTTGTATTATTACTTTTAACAGATTTACTATATATAATTTTAAGTCCTTCTGTTGTTTGGTCAACTCTATCTAGTCTAATAATAAATTCACTAGATAAACTATTAACAATATCAGTAGTTTTCTTACCTTTACCGCCATCATAAGCAGTACCTGTAACTTCACCTAAAGCTAAAGTTTCAGATATAACTGAATATTTAGTTCCAGACCAACGATAAGTTTTTCCACTATATTCAGTACCTTTACTTATATCAACATAAATTTTACCTTTTTCAGGAGTATAATATACAGGAGCATCTTTTATATACTTTTCAGCAAAATGAGTTTCATCAACATAATATCCTTCAAGAACATCATCAACATAACTAGGTAATTGACTTGCTGGAACTTTACCATCTCCATCAAGACTAGCAATACCATTTGCTACACCACGTTTAGCTTCAATAGCTTCATTACAGAATTGAATAATTTTCTCTTTAATAATAGGATAATTATCTATATTATTAAGTATATGTTCAACTGTAGATTTAACCTTATTCTCAATAACAACTTTAAGATTAGGATGATTATCAATATTATCAAAAATATTTTCTATATTACCTTTAATAACATTAAGTAGTTCAGTAAAATTATTAATATGTTCAAATATATAAGTAACTCTAGCTTCTACTTTAGTTTCAATAAGATTCTTAAGAATAGGAAATCTATCAATATTATTGAAAATATAATTAACTCTACTATTTACAGCATTATTAATACAAGTAACAAGAGCTGGATAATTATTAATATTAGCAAATATATTCTTAACACAATTACAAACTAAATCAGAAAGAATACCAATAAGTTCAGGATAATTATTAATATTATTAAATATATAATCAACTCGTTCATTAATATTATTCTGAATAGCTTCTTGTAATTCTGGATATTGACCAATATTCTTAAATATATCAACTACTTTGTTAATAGTATTAGTAATAATAAGATTCTTAATTGCAGGATAATTATCAATATTATTAAATATGTTGCCAATAGTAGTTTCTACATGAGCATTAATAGCATTAGTTATAAACTGATTAAGAGCAGGATAAGAAGAAATATTATTAAAGATAGATTCAGTCCATTGTTTAATATATTGATTAAATATCTCTTTAAGCTCAGGATATTCATTAATATTATTAAATATATCTCTAATAATAATAGGCAAACTTTCAACTGTACTATTCTTAATAATTTCAACTAGTTTAGGATAATTATTAATATTATTAAACACATTAATAACAAAATCATTAATAAAACTAGTAATAATATTAAGAAAGTCTTTATAATCACCTATATTAGTAAATATCTTTTCAAGTGCTTCTGCTAAATCTTTAATAACAGTATCAAAAGACCATCCTTCCCAATTATCTGGATTAGTCCAAGCAGCATCACTAATATCATCACTATTATATCGTTGTGTCCAATTAATATTAGTTGCATCACGATAAGTAATAATATATCCTTTACGACGATAAATTTTATCAAGTTTATTAACAGTATCAGCAAAAGTACCTTCCCAAGTTAAATAAACACTATTACAAGAAGCAAGTATTCTATCTAGCCTAGTACCAGTTTTACCATCAAATATAGCTTGAATAACAGTTAAAGGATATATATTATATCTAGTATCATTTTCTTCACAATACTTATCTAGTATATGAATTGGCATATTGCCTTCTTTATCACATTGAACTTTACTAGGGTCAAAAGATTGACAATTAGTACCAACAAAAACATTTTCTTCTTCAGCCATAATTACCACGGATTAGAAACACGTTTAATATAATGTAAAGCAATAGTAGGCATAAGTTTATTAATAGCAAGATAATCACCTGTCCATCTATTACCACTTATTTGACTCCAAGTCATTTCACCATTATTACTAATATTAGGTCCAGTCATATACCAATTAGTAGAACGATTAATGCCAAGATTATTAAATTGACTTCTATCAGTACCATAAGGAAAACCATTTTTAACACCACCATCTAAATCACCTGATATAAATCTCCAGTTACTAGGTGCTATAACTTGATTGCTATTATCACCGGATTTAGTTTTACCAACAGCAACAGCATGTTGATGCAGAGGTAAATCAGTACCACCAATATAAAATGTATATGCATCTACATTACGACCCGGAGCATCAGGATCATATGTATCTTTAATATTTTCAAGAACTGTTTTCCAATCAAGATTTCCTTGTTTAGGATTATTATAAATATTAATACCGTTAGGTATATAACCCATAACAAAACGTCCTTGTGCAGCAGTATAAACTTCCCAACCATTAGGAGGAGTTGAAGTATCCCAAAGCATAATAGAACCAATAGGAACAACGGCAGCAATCCAAGCTTGAATTTGACTAGCAGCAACACCGCCACCTTCTCCACTTCCACCACCTGATCCAAATCCTTCTCTAACTAATTTATTTTTAATATCAGTATAGAGAGAATTAAAATCTACATCAAGTCTACTAGGTTTAGTTTCACTGTCTGCAAATTTATTCATAATAAGATATTTACCAGTTCTAGCTTCACCAAGTTGAGTAACAGACATAACATTATGGGTGTCATCTCCACCAGAACCACCACCTCCTTCAAGACCTGCAATAATATCATTAATTTCTTGCTTAGTATAATAATTATTAAGTATAGAATTAATAATATTACGTACTTCTTCTTCGGTTAATCCACCTCCGCCAGAACCTCCACCGGCAGCATTAATAGTAATAGTACCATCATCATTCTCTACAAAAGTAATATTAGTACCAGCTTTAATCTTATTTTTAAACATTGATACATAATTACTTTCAAAATATTGTTTATACTCATTACTGATATTACTACCATTTTGATTTATTTTATTAAGAATTTCTTCAATCTTATTATTAATATATTGCTCAAGATTATTAATACTACCTTCTATATTACTATTTAAATCTCCAATCTTATTATAAATATCTTTAAATTTAGCATTATATTCAGTAATAAGATTATTAATTCTAGTATTAATATCAACAATATTTTGTTGTAATTGAGATATTTGATTATCATGAATTTCAAGATGGTCATTAATCTTTTTAAGTTCTGCAAGAAGCCAAGCATAAAACTTTTCCATCTCTTCTCTTAACTTCTCTAAGAAAGCTTCAAATTCAGCACGAGTAAGATATACAGATAAATCAAAACCCATACTTACCCATTTTTCACCATCCCAAAACCAATAAAAATCATTAGTATAAGCTCCACCCCAACCAACAATTTCAACTTGTTTATTATCTTCACCTAAATCAAGAGGATGATAAAGTATTTGACCAACAGCCCAATTTCCATCAAGAGATATAGATTCTTTATCAAACATATCTTCTTGACGATAATTACTAAGAAGTCTACATTGATTTAATTCAACTGCACCATCATACATTCTACCACCTCTCCAAAGAATAATACTATTATCTGGAAGTTCAATAGTTTGTCCAGCTAAACAATAATCATATTGAAGTATATAAATAGTATTAGGCTCGTTAATCATATCTTGAGTAAGAGTATTAACACCACTAATCATATTCTTACGAAGATATTTACGAGCCTTTCCACTATAATCATTAACATTATAGTCTTTATCTGCAAATTTAAGAAGATTATCAACAACTGTTAAATCTTCTTCATCAGCTGCATTAGTAATCTGTGAAGCAGTAAACATTTGTTTAACAGATTCACTAAGCATTTCAGGAGTAATCTGACCTTCAAGTATTTGAACAGCATTATCTTCAAAATACTGTTTAAGTACTTGTGCCATATAATTAACTACAACATTACGACGAAGATAATTATCTTGAATATTAATACCAAATTCATCAGCAACTGCACGTTCTGCAATTGCTCTTGGAAACATACCACTAAATGATTCTACAAATTTAGAACCAATTTCAGAATCAGCTTCAAGATGCCATTTCTTTGCATTAGTAACAGGAGTTATTTCATCAAGAATATAACTCTTTTTAGTTTCAATAACATAAACTTCACAACCTACCCCAATCTGTTCCCAAGTAAGAGCATCTCTATCTTCCATTGTAGATACTACAATTCTAGCAGCTTTAAGACCTCTTTGAACAACAGCAATAAGTTCTAGTATTTCTTTCTTGAAAGTTTCATAATCAATAACTAAATCTTCTCGAAGTTTAGCAATAGGCTGCCAATACTCTTCATTAGATAAAGGAATACCAGCAGGAACAGCTTTACGAGATATATAGCTAGCATAGAAACCGTCATGAACTATACATAGTCTTTCATAAGGTCTATCATTCCATTGACCATTACAAGTAAGGCTAACTTTACCAAGTTCTTCTTCTATTGTTTTCATACGTTCTCTAGGTTTACTAAATTCATAGTGTAGACCCCCCGTAGAGGATGGAACACATTCACATTATTCATTATCATAATCAACATCACTAAGACTATAAGTTTCATTATATTCTTTGCCTTCTTCTTTCTTCTCCCAAAGTTTACCAGTTTCAGGGTCAACATAAAATTTAGGAGCATCTCCACAACTAACTATTGCATGAATTTTACCTTCTTCATCAACAGGAAGAGTAATAGAACCACTATACTGAACTTGTTCACTACCTTCATAAATAATATTAAGTTGACCTTTAATATATTTAAGAAGAGTTTCAGCAAGTTTATCTTGACCAAGTTGATATGCTGCCATAGCAGATTGAAACATATTCCAACAAGTAATAATATTTTTATTATTACCTTTACAAGTAGCAGAACAATCATTAAGCATATCAAGTCCATATTGTGCCATAAGAACTAATAGTTTATGATAAACACAAACATATTTGCTAGGAACAGTCATATAAACATATTGAGGATTAATCTCAACTTGTTCAGTTCCATCAGCTTTTACATAGACACCATTAACATAATTATCATCTATTTGTTCACTCATTCTATCATCAAGTTATTGTATGAATTAATAATTGATTTTTGTTGCTCATCAGAAAGCAATTCTAAGGCTTCTAGTGCTTGAATTAAAATTTGCCCTTGTGTTAGTTTGCACCAATTTTTTTCGTTCAATGGGAAGCCTAATTCTGCTATTCTCACCTGTTTTTCAGCCATGCTTGCAATACGTAATTGCATCTCTTTCGATAGCTGTTTTGGATTATTAATATAACCTCTTATCATAATATCATCTTATTTAAATGCCTTATTAATAATATAAGCAGTATAATCATTAACTCTAATATCAATACGTTTATTAAACGCAAGAATACGTTGATTAGAATCAAGATTTTTATTATAAACAATATTTATAATATCATCATAAATATCTTCTTTCCATTCTTCTTTCATATAATGACTAAGATAATCTTCATCACCACGATACATATTAAGTTTAGAATAAGCATCATAATAAACACTATTAACTAAATGTCTAGCGTTATATTCTATTTGGTCACGATTATTATCAATATTATTAGTAATAATAGTTGAAGCAACAAACTTTGCACATTCCGAAACTGCATTAACCATAGTAATAGAAATAACAGCTTTAGATTTTTCTCTATCTTTTTCAATAATATCTCTAGTAACTATATTAAGAAGTTTGGCAATATCATCTAAAGGATTTCTTTTGTTATTATCAATTATCTTATTAATTATAAGATAAATAACAATAACAATACCTGGAATAAGACCTTGTTCAAAGGCATTTTGAATTAATTCCATTTTTATAGATACAAGAATAGGGACTATCAGTATCAACACTAATGCTAATACCAATAGCCCCTATTCGATTAATATTACCTAATATTTACCTAATCGAGTCGGGTAATAGGTTATGCTTTTTCTTCAGTAGCAATAGCTTTAAGGATAGTTTCAACAGTTGCAATAGCAGTAGCTCCAGTAGGGAACGCTATTTGTACAATCTGATGAACAACTTCATCTCTAGTTTTCATTTCACGTGGAACAGCAAAACGAAGAGTAAAGATAATATATCCAGCATCTGCACTATCAGGTTGCTTCAAAGGATTAATAGGATATGCAGGATATAGTTCAGTATAAGTATCACGATAAGTATATTCAATACCTGCATCAGCAGCAGCCTTATTAGCTAAATCAGTAATATAAGCAGCGTCACCATAAGCAGGTAAACCGTGAGTTGTAACTGTAACAGCTATACCCATTAATTCATCAGCACCAAGAATTTCATAATCAATACCTTTAGACTCAGCAGTTAGAGTGATTTTAGCATTATCAACAGATGCTTTAATACCATGTCCAACAGTATTATTATTAATTTGGTTAGCTAATTTCTTTGCTACATCATTAGCAGTAGGATTAAGACCAGTATGAATGGTAGCAGTCCAACGATTACGTTCATTGAACTTTAATCCTTTTTTCACAATCATAATAGAATAATCAGAATAAGCATTTACATCTCCGATAGTAAGATTAGCAGAGAAAGTAGTAGCAGCTTGATAAACACCTTTAACAAAAGTAAGATGTTTCTTATAAGCTGGAAGAACTACTGGACCATTTGCTTCACGACCAAGATTAATGTAAAACTTATCGGTAATCTTAGTACCGTCAGCGTCAATCGTTTCCTTGCCATTAGCAAGATAAGTAAAAGCAACCGCTCCAGCAGCAAGAGGTAAGCTCGCTCCATAAGCGACATTGCCCGCTAACAAAAACTGTCTCATTTTTAATTTAATTTAGAGTTTAACTTTGTTTATCAGCTCCATTAGAAGTAGCACCAATACTAGCAAGATAAATCTGTACTGCACGCATAACTATTTCCATATGTAAATAAGGAGGTAAATCACAATTAACCCAATCTTCTTCTCTATCTTCATCAAACTTAACTTTAGCAGGTTCTTTGATATAAAGATATTTAACTAATTGAGGTTTAACTGTATTATTACGTCCAGTATATATATCAACATTAATACCAGATTCATCTCCAAATATAGTAACTATCGGAGCATCTTTCGCAGCACGATTACAGAAATCTCTTAGCGTTTGACCTAAATCTTCAGCTTCAATAATTCTGCAATCATAAATTGTCTTGCCATTATAACTAACTTGAAAGCCTGTATATAGCATTATTCCGTCGCTATCAATATTAATTTTATAAGGGTCAACTTCTGTTCCACCACCTGTAATATCTCCGCCGTTAACAGTACCCGCTGTGTATAAAGTTCTAAGAGCATTAACAGGACTAATAGAAGCATTTTGTCGAGCAACCTTATCATTATAAGGAACAGGTCCAACGTTTTCTACTATTACATTTCTAGCTTTTTCAATTATAGCAGCATTAAGACAAATATCTATATCTTCCATGAGAATAGCACGAACGGTCTGCATACCCATCTGTTGTGCCAGTTCTCTGAACGTCACGTGCATCTCCCCAATGTTCATAATCAAATGTTTTTAAGTTTATTTTTATAAGCACTAACAAGAGCACTATTAGTAGGATTTTTAAACCATGTAACAGCTTCCTTAACATTAGCACCAATGAACTCACCATCAGGAGTAGTAATATTCTGATTATGAATTGCTCTGATAAATTCTCCACGAGAAATAAGAACCTCAATTAAAGATTTAATAGTAATATCTTTATCATTACAAAGTTTATTAAACTTAGCAGGTTCGTTTGTACTAAATTTATCAAGATGTGATTGTTTATCAACAACATCCATAGCCATACCGTTAGGAATATTAATATTATTGGCAACACAGTATTGAATAAATACAGCATCAAACAAATCACTATTCGTGAGAAGTTTAACATAATTGCCTTTAGCCGAATTAATTTCCTGACGATGTTTAGCAAGACGCTCAGCTTCTCTTTGGTCATCTTTAAAATAAAATCTAATAGATGGGTCAGAATTAATAAGAGCAATATCTTTAGCTACATCTTTATACAATAAACAATGACGATAAATTAGATAATCATCAAGAACAATAGGATAACCATATTTATACTTTTCACTTTCAAGAAGATTTAACTTAGTAATTTTAGCTTCAAGAGCTTCTCTAAGTTCTTTAACTCCTTTACGGTCACTATTCATATAAGCAGTTTCAATAGCTTCTTCTTCAGCTCTAAAACGAAGATAATCTCGTTTACGATTCCAAAAGAAAGAAATATCAAAAGTTTTACCTAGTTCATCAACTGAAACACTAATATTATTAAGATAAGCCTTAACCCGTGAAATAAAGTTTTCATTATTAGGAGCAAGACCAATTAAAGCAGGAAAATAAGATTCAATCTCACCTTTATTAGAAGAAAGAGTACGAGAACTACGAACACAACTACCAATCTTATCCATTCGTTTAGGTAATGTTTTATCATTAACTCTACGATATAATGAATAATTAGTAACTAAATTAATAGTAATAGTTCGTTTTTCAGTATAAGGTTCATCAAGACTTTCATCTCTAAATCCTACTGTATTAGCAGGCTGTTTATCTACTCCATCCTCTACGGGGGGTATAACCTGTTTATCTGTATTTATATTAGAAGCAGCAGGAGTATTTTCTCCTGCTTTATTAGCTTCATTTACTTTGTTAAAATCCATATCTTAAATAGCTTCTTTTAAATGATTATAATACACATTTCAATAAGAACATCTTAGTAGTGTTATCTACCTGCAAACCAATAGAGCCTTTAACTTCATAACGAGCCATATCAATTTCAGTAGCTGCATGATTAGTATTAGGCAATCCCCAGCAAGCAGGAATATCAGTCATACCTTCGATAACTTTAGCTTTATAAGCCTGTCCTTTTTGACGTACTATACGAACATTCTGATTACCTTTATAATTACTCATATCAATTAAAGCAGCTTGATGAGAAGTAATAGGCAAACCGGTAGTAGGATGAATCATACCATTTTGCTTAGCAGCTTCAGCATCAGTACCCTTATCGAAATAAGCATTATGAATAACAGTAATAGTATATCCATCTGGAGTTTTATACTTATTAAAGTAACGTCCATAAGAAAGACCATCACCATTATCTTGAATCATCTTTTCACCAAGAGGAGTAATAAATCCGTTTTCTTTAGCATCAGTTCTGATAGCCATTTCAAAGTCACGAATAAATCCTTTGCCACCCATAAGAGCTACATTCTTATCGCCATCTTGAGTATCACGGTCAAGAACATCACCGATTGTACGTTCAAGTTTGTTAAGAGTCAGAACTTCACCATAAGTATCGTAGTTAGATTCACGACAAATTTCTAACATACCAGCAGTACGAGGAATAGGTTTACCATTATCATGGTCTTTCAAAGGAATAGTACCATCAGGTAAACGGTTATATTCAGACTTCCACAAACGTTCTTCGTTCATTACTCTCATGTGCAAGTTGAACTGTCGCATCTCTTCGTTAATCCAAAGATTAGAAGTACCACCATTATCATTTTGGAATTGATATTGAGTAATAACATTAGCAAGATTACCAGCTATTTCTTTAGAATAACGATAAAACTCAAGTTGAGAAGTCATTCCAGCAGGACCCATAGTATTGCTTCTATTACCTTTAGAATAAGATTCAGAAACAGTAGGAGCACTCATTGCCCAATACATACCTTTAGCTAACCATTGAGGGTCAACATAAGCATCAGGATTAGGAGAAGTAAGTTTCAAAAGATAAGCATAACCATAAGCAGATTCACCTAAGTCTTTCTGAATACGAACTTGAGTAACACCATCAGGAGCAGTAAGACCATGTTGTTCAATAAACCAATGAGTGGAGAAATGAACTTCAAATTCACTACCATTTTGACCAGGTTTAGTAACAGCAGTATTAAAGTAAGTTACAAAGTCTGTAAACTTCATACGACCCATAGTTTTCCAAGTCCATTGTACAGTAGCAACATCTTTAATACCACGACTACCTTGACCTTCAGTAATAAAACTTAAAGGAAAACGGTCATCATCCATACCATAATTATAAGTCAGAAAACTATTAATTTCTTCTGGCTTTTGAAGCTGAAGATAAGCAATGGATTCTTCATTAGAATAACCTCTATCTTCATAACGAGTTTGTCCAATAACACGTAATGTTTTCATCTACAAATTTACTATTATGTTAATAACCAAAACGCTCATCTTTCAGAGCATCTTTTTTACTGTCAGGTTTAGTTATTTTAATAGCTCCTTTTGTAGATTTACGTTGACTAGCAGTAAGTTTCAACTTTTTAGCTTCTTTATCAGAAACAGCCATTTCTATCAAACTATCATAACCTTTACCTGTATATTTAAGCCAAGCTTTAAGCAGTTCTTCATCGCGTCTTTCAGCAGGAGATAACTTCATTAAATCATTTTCATAACGAGAAAGTCCTTTATCGTCAACTTGATAAACATAATTGAAGAAATCTTCAGGAGTAGTAGAAATCTGTTTACCATTACGTTCAATAATAACAGTTTCAGGAATACGATAACCAGCAATTTGTCGTTTATCAATACATTCTTTAACTCCATTCCAAAATTCCACAAGTTGTTTCTCTTCTTCTGCTTTAACTCGCATAGCTTCTTTAGCATTAGCTTCACGCATTTCGTTATCAGCTTTCTGAAGAGCTTCAAGTTCTTCTTTAGCAACATTGAAAAGTTCATTACTATCTTTAAGATATTGAATATACTTATCAACATTACCACGACGATTAAATTCCTTAAACGCCTCACGAACAATAGCTTCTTGTTGACTTACATTATTTTCATCTACTTCAATACCGCTTCTATCTCGAAGTTCACCAAAGCCTTCAAATGAATTACCATTTGCAACATAATAATTAAGAAAATCACCAACGATAGGATAATCTTCAAATAATTTATTAACACCAGCTTGAGCAAATTCATCACGTTTTAAATCAATAACGGATTGAATATAACTTGCAACTCCTTGAGGAGTATTTTCAAAAGTAACAGCTTTACCATCTTCTGAAGTAACAGAAACACCTACAAGTTCTTGAATTGATTTAACATCAATAGTATTTTCTTCTTTAGTATCTTCTACTTCAAATTCTTTAAGATAAGCAGCAACTTCATTTTTAGCTTTAAAGATATTACCTTTATCGTCAATAAGATTACCGTCTTTATCAACAGTATATTTATTATCTCCATCTTCGATAATAGTGCCTTCTTCTAAACCATGTTCAGCATCAGCGTCATTCGCTTTACTAGTAGGCTGACCCCCCGTGGAGGATGAAGATTGGTCATCTTTATTAGCATTAGTCTTACTATTCCCATTTCCATTATTACCACCAGTAATATCATCAATAGGATTACCATCAGCATCTAACTGCCCTGTTTTACCTGTATCAAGGTCTGTAATGTCGTCAGTAGGTTTTCCATCACCATTAGATGTTTCACCATTAAAACCAAAACTATCAAAATTAGGCATAATTCTTTGTTTTTAATTAATTACTATATCACAAATATAAACTATAATAATAATACGAGTTTTACTTGTATCGTTAAAATATGTTCACCTTTAAGCCGATTTGCCGACTAACATACTATTGTTAACTAGGATATTTATTACTGATAACCTATCCTGTCGCTTTCAGAGAAGCCGTGTATGAATCAAATTTTATCATAATGATTAATCTATCACGAAATGAATAAAGTGCTTAAAATGAGCTTAAAATGGCTCATGTGATGTAAATAAAAATGAAAATGGGCTGAACCTACTTTCACAAGCAAGTCCAGCCCTATTATGAACAAAATTTAGAAGTACAGCCGATTATTTACTTTTGCTATCATAACGATTTTTATTCGTTTTTGCAATCTTGACTTTATCATCACTTTCTTTAAGTTTAACAGCTAATTCTTTTTCTTTAAGTTGTGCTTCAACAGAAGTCTTTTGAGCATCTAAACTAAGTTTACTACGTTCAAGATTAAGTCTAGCATTTTCCATACGTTCTTCAGCTTGACTCTTTTCAGCATCACTAAGACCATTATCAAAACTCATAATATTAGCATTTGCTTTCATAGCTTCAATCTGACCATCAAGATATTTTTCAACTCTAATTGTTTCTCTATCTTGTTCTGCTTTTCTATCAATCTTAGCAAGTTCAAATTCTTGACGAAGTTGTTCTGTTTGTTGAGAAACACGTTCAACATCAAGTTCATGCTCACGTTGAATATTTTGATACTTATCAATAAGTTTACTAATTTGAGCAACATTATCTCCACGTATAGCAGCATTAGCCATATCCATATTACCATTCTGAGCAGCACTAAATGCAAGTTGTTTATATTGTTCAAGTTTCTCGCGTTCTTTAACAGAAGTTTTACAAGTAACAATATAATTGGCAAATATATGACTATTAACATCAAGACTTAAATATCTAATATCACCATCTTTAGTTTTATAAGAAGTATTAAGACCATCAATCCAAGCAAGTTTAGTATAATCCATTTCAGCTTGATAATCTCGTTCTCTCATTTTATCAAATATAAATTCAATAATAACAGAACCCATACTTCCACGAATAACTGCTTCATCAGTAACTCCTTTACCAGCACTATTAGCAATCTCACCATAACGTTGTGGAGTCATATCACATTCCATTTTAGCAGTCTGTTCAATCTCTTGAATAAGTTGCCCAAGTTCAGTAATATAATTATTCATACGACTTTCAAGATAACGAACATTTTGTGCTTTAACAAGATTAGCATCATCTTCATCATCAATATAAAGCACTCCATCAGCAGCCATACGATATATAGTTTCAGCAGGTTTTTTACCAAGAAGAGATTTAGCAATCATAAGAACATTCATCTTATTTTTAGCAATAGCCATTTCTCTATGATAAGAAACTATATTACGAAATACTTGATAAGGAATAACTGTATCTACAACACTAAATCTTCCAAAACCAGGCAAAAGTTCTGCAATACCATTATAAGGAAGTTTACCATTCCTATTGTAAGCAATAGGACGAGCCTTATAAGGATATATACTTGTAGCACGAGAGCCAATTCTAACGCTCTCATAAACTTGTGGACGCCACACCCATTCAATACTAATATCACCACCAGCAGGGTTAAGCTGATAAGTTTCATCAACAATTCTTGTTGTAACAAATGCTCCATTACTATATGTAAGAATACCTTCTTTTATTTCACCTCTCCAAACAGTATGCCAAACTTCAAATAAACCATTATTAGCATCACGAGCCATTATATTAGTGTTCTTAATATGTTGCAAATCATCTTTATTAAATTTACTACATATATCACCAAAATAATACATATATTTATCCCAATTTAAAAGTGCTTTATCGCTAGAAGTAGTAGCACTATATTGATAATATGTATCAAGAGCTTCACGTTCTTTTTCAGAAAGATATTCATAAAATTCATCTATAATTTGTTGTTTAGTCAACATACGACGTTCAGCAAACATATCATAATCTTCTGCAAACATATTATCGTTAGGAACAGGAAAAGCATCTCTAACACTAACAACACGTTTAATTAATTGATTACCTACAACATCTCTATATGTATAACAAGCTCCAAAAGCAACAAATTCAAAATAAGCTCTAGCGTATATAGTAAAAGCATCAGTTAAATCATCAATAACATTAATTAAATCTTGACCTTGAGCACTAATATCATCAATAAAATTTTCATTAAATTCTTTAATAAAAGCTTCAATATCAACAGCTTGTTCAGGATTAAATTGTTCAGGATTATTACCTTCATTAACAAACTGCATATAACTTTCTTGTATCTTCTTAGCAACAGCTTGTTCTGCAAGCATCATAATTTGTTTACCAAGTTCAGCATCTCTAGCAAATACAACTTCTGGATTATTAGCTCCAACAATAAAGTCATGTGGATTTTTAATATATTCACCAATATATCTTCTAATAATACCTTTCATCATATCATAATTACGCATAGTAGCTGGAAAACGAGTAAGATTTTCATCTTTCTCATTATAAGGATTAAGAGTTTTTCTATAATATTCTCTAGGAATATTACCAAGAAGTATATTAAACTTTTCTTCTACATTAAAATCAGCTTTACAAACAATACCAGCTTCTATAACATAATCACAGCATTTAGCATACCAATCAACTTCTTGTTTTTCAGCATAACTAACATGCTGATTAGGAAAATCAAGTCTACCAAAATTATACATATCTTTATTTGTTTAATCTTAAAACCATTGTCTATTAAAAATATCTGTTTTATCATTATCTTCTGTAACTTTCTTACGACTAGCAAGTTCTCGTTTACCTTTAATATCAATAGACTTCCAATATATACCTAAAAGTATAAGACTAGATATACGGTCAAAGTTACCTTCGGAATTAAACTTTTTAAGTTCAAGAATTGTTTGATAATCAAGAAATCTTTCAAAAACATAAATATCTTCTCCAAATTCATTCTTACCAATAACTTCATATAAGAACTCTTTAAGTAGACGAAGACCATCTAGTTTCTTAAGTCCACTATTAATATTATAACCATAACTAGTACTAACTTTTTCTTTAACAGCAGAATCCCAAACATATAAAGGTTCATAACCTAGATATTTAGTAGCTTTCCACTTACGAAAATTAGAAACAGTTTCACCACGATTTATTTCTACAATTCCAGTACCAATACAATTATACCATTTACATAAACGATAAAACTTTTCATCAGCTTCTTCTAGTCTTTCAGTACGTCCATAATATGCAGCACATAATTTAGGTTTAAATCCATTACGTTCTCTAGGCATTTCAATAACAAATATACTATTATGAGAATGTCTATCAGTAATTTCTTTTTTATCTTTATCAATACCGACAGGGTCATAAACTGCAACATAAGTACCAGGAAGAATACTTCTTATAAGTCTATCATTAATATATGTTTCTTCATATTCAGGAGCAAACCAAACTCTTATACAACCATGAGGGTCTTCGTTACCACGTCTAGGAACTCCTTGAATATAATCATAAGTTTTCATATCAGGATTTTCAATTCTTATACGAGCATTAGATTTAAAATAAATCTTTTTAGTTCCATCTTCAAATAGTTCACCATCAGTATAAAACTTATAACTATTATCAATTCGAAGTTTATCTTCAAACTTATTAAGAGCTTCACTACTAAATATATTTTCATTAGCACTACTAAAAGATTCAGCAGGAAATAAAGCACGCTGACCAAGATAATTAAGATATTCTGCAAAAGTCTTAGCAGTCTTTTTCTTTTCAATTCTTTCTCGTGCAGCAAGCTTAAGTCCTATTCGTAGATTACTATTTCCATCTTCATCAAATCCTTTAACTCCATCTATCTCTCCTTCAAGACCCCAAGCATAAGATTTAAAGAATCCACAAACTTCATTGCGAGCATCATTATCAAAAACATTTTCAAAAGCCATAAATCCAAATGCTCTAGGATTATAAAAGTTTTGTTCAAATATTTGCATATTAGCAGCAGTAGCAGTTCCCCAAGCCATAAGAGTACCAGTAGTACGAGTACCAACAGTCATTGTAGGTTCAGTTACATTCATAAACTCATCAAAATTCTGCATTGTAGATAACTCTTCAACTTTAATTGTAACAGCATCTTTACCAATAGCACAGTCAGGATTATTATTAGCACTAACACTTAAAAGAGAACTAGACCAACTATCATCAGCTTCAACTCCATTTTTCATACGATAACCAAGTTTAAAACTATCAGTAGTAGGACTATATATACCTCTTTTAAATGGAGTCTTTTCTTCAAAGAACTTTAAATTATTAACAGCAAAATCACTTAAACCTCCTTGTTTAATTAAATATTTATTATCAGCTGCAACATGAATAACAACTTTATGCTTAGATAAGTTAACTTCATTAGAACTATCAGCAGCCATAATATAAGAAAAACCTCCACGTCGAGTTTTATCAATAATAAGATGTAAACCATTACGTCTACAAAATTCTATAATTTGCCAAGTCCAAAATTGAGCATCAATAAAACTAGGAAAACTATAAATCTTTTTAGCAGTAGCTCCATGTTCAGTAACAATAACAGATGATTCATCTGTGCGCTCCATACGAGTATAATTAAGAAAATTATAATGACCACCTGTTATCCAAACATCTTCTATACTTCCATCTGGATTTTGCCAACAAGGAGCAGAAAAACCATTACGTCGTCTATCACATTCTCTACGTCTAAATTGTCTATGAGGAATACTATCAACTTTAAATTGAGTATATTTACCTGTGGCTTGATATGTTCTAGCAGCTTCATTAAAAAGTTCAGTATTAACAAATTTGCCAGGTCTAATATTTAAAAGAAAGCCACCACTATCTCCAATTAAAAAGTTATTATGAGGGTCATACCATCCACAATCACTAGCTTTCTTATACTTTTTCTCTTTATCAGGTTCTTCAATGTATTCTAGAAAAGGATATTTACCATCAGCCATAATATTTTATTTAACTAGTAAACAAACAACAAAAGCGATAGCGCAAACAGCACCACCGCTTACCAAATATCTATTCTTACGTTTAATACGTTCAATAGACTTATTTAAATTATCATTTACTTTATTACTATTATCAAGATTATTTTGTAAAGTTTCAACTTCTTTATAAAGAGCATTATATTTAATCTTATGGAGATTAATTATACTATCTT